AATATAAAAAATCAGCAGCAGATTACATCACAGAACGTCTAGGGGTTAACCCTTTTGATGAGGATGTAAAAACTGTAATGGAAGGGGGGAACGAATAATATGAACATTAACGAAACTGAAAAAAGCGTCATTCACGACGCACTTTTACGAGCATCAAAATTTTATCAAGACAACTGTACTCCCGCTGAGGGAGATTTAGAAAACCTGGAGACTGAATTATACGATAGTCTGTTTGGTTTTCGAGATAGTATCGGCGAAACTCCATTAAATCGACCTGTAAAATATCCATTAAAAGATATTTTCAAAGAGTTGAAATTTGGTAGACCTGGCCCGAGTCAGACACAATTGGACGAATTCATTCGACAATTAGAAAAACAAGAGTAGTAACCAATAAATAAAACAAATGACCACTTTTATAGTTGATGGAGACAATCTATTAACAATAGGTTTTTACGGAGTTAAAAACTATTTCTACAAAGGAGAACATATTGGGGGAATATTTCATTTCCTCAATACCCTTCGATTATCATTTGACAATTATCGATTAGATAAAATAGTTGTTTTTTGGGACGGAGAGGACGGAGCACAAGCCCGAAAGAAAATTTACAGTCACTACAAAGAGTCAAGAAAGACCAAGGGTAGAGTTAAATCGGAACATGAAGTTGAGTCATATGACTACCAACGCAGGAGAGTTAAACAGTATTTGGAAGAAATATTTGTTAGACAAGGTGAGTATCAATATTGTGAAGCTGATGATAGTATAGCTTATTACTGTCAAAACACCCCTAATGAAAAGAAGATAATTTATTCTTCAGATGGTGATTTAGCTCAATTAGTTAATGATCAAGTACAACTATATAACCCTTCACATAGGAAATTATATAGCCCAAAAGATTCATTTATTTACAACAAAGAAGAGGTGTTAATCGAAAACATCGCATTGGTTAAGATGATATGTGGTGATTATTCTGATGATATTGCAGGGACAAAAGGGATGGGAATTAAAACCCTGAAAGGTTTATTCCCCGAAATTACCACCCAACCACTAACTTTAGATTATGTTCGATATAAAACCAAATTTCTTTTTGAACAAGATAAAGATAGTAAGATTGTTAAAAATTTAATAACTGGAGTAACCAAATATGGTGTTTTCGGTGAAGAATTTTTTGACATTAACAATTCCATAGTAAATTTAGATGTGCCTCTTTTGACTGATGAAGCAAAAGATGGGATACATGATATTATAAATGAGAATTTAGACCCCGAAGGAAGGTCATACAAAAACACGATGAAGATGATGATGGAAGACGGTTTGTTTAACGTTTTACCCAAATCAGAGAACGCATGGATTAAATTTCTTACTCCATTCCTCAAATTAACAAGAAAAGAAAAAAATAAGAAAAAACAATTAAAATTTCTAAAAAAGTAAAATTATGCAAAACCAAGACATTACCAAATTCGAGTTTATTTTAACTCTAGAAAACAACATCGTTATCCAACGATTTTTTAATGTGAGTAATTATAACCCAGCATCAAAAAATTCTTTAGATCTGTATGAAACAGTTACAGAAATTTGTGAAGAAATTGCTGGCGATTTAAAAAGAAAAACATTGAGTTATATGGGTGACACCATGGAATATGTTACCGATTCACAGAGGGCAGAGGATCGAAATAATTTTAAAGAAGAGAACTTTTTACTGCGAATAAAATTGGGTGAGAGGGTATTTATTTCCAGAGTATTTCCCGCTCATATTTTTCATCCTAAAGCGAGATATGCGGTTGATATTCGCCCACAAGTTAGACAAATTCTTGGCGATTTAACTAATGTGTTGTCATCAACAGAGTTAAACAAGAATTATCTACAATACGAGTTATAATACAGGAGCGGAAAAAATATGGAAGAGAAAAATTTTGGATACTTGGGGACGACCTTTCAACAGTCGTTACTCAAGACCATAATCGAAGATAAAAAGTTTGCAGTAACAATTATAGATGTAATAGATAGTAAGTACTTTGATGGTCCTTATTTCAGATATCTAATGCAAAATATAAAAGAACTCTACGAATCATTTGGATTCATTCCCAATTATGACACTTTAAATCAAAAAATATTATCGGAAAACAGTGACACCACAGCAAAAATACATATTGACACGTTAGCAGCCATCAAAGATAAAGAAAATAATGATCAAGGCTTATATGTAATGAGAACATCATTAAATTTTTGTCGACAACAGGTTTTAAAGAAGGCATTGAAAGACTCTGAAGAGATAATGGCCAATGGGGATTTTGAAGAATACGATATGATCGAAGGAAAAATCCAATCGGCTTTACAAGTTGGTGTTACTTCAGAGGATATAGAGGATATTGGTGATAATGTCGAGGAATCCTTAGCGGAATCTTCTAGAGTGCCGTTCCCAACGGGGGTTGAAGGTATTGATTCTCTTCTTAAAGGTGGAATAGCCCGGGGTGAAATGGCGTTAATGCTTGCTCCGACAGGTATTGGTAAATCAACTTGGTTGACAAAGGTGGCTAACTCTGCTTACAATGCTGGAGCGAATGTTTTACACATATTTTTTGAAGATAATATGGCTGACATTCGTAAAAAACATTATTGTATATGGACAGGTATTCGTCCTGATGACCAACCTAAACAGAAAAAATATATTGGTGAATTTATTAGAGAAATAACAGGTAAGAAGGAAAATTTCCTTAAACTTGCTAAATACCCGTCTGGTGACCTTTCAATTAGTGAAATAAAAAACATAATTAGAAAACTCGCATCCGAGGGTAAAAAAGTCGATTTGTTGGTTCTTGATTATGTTGATTGTATTTCTGGTGAATCAACCATGACGGGTGAAGAATGGAAGGGTGAGGGCGCAATCACGAGAGGTTTAGAGGGGATGACTGATGAATTTGACATGGCGATATGGACAGCTACGCAAGGTAATCGTGATAGTATTGTTACTGAAGTCGTTACCACAAATCAAATGGGCGGATCAATTAAGAAAGCTCAAATTGGTCATGTTGTAATCTCAGTTGGTAAAACCCTTGAACAAAAAGAAAATAATCTAGCTACTGTTACATTACTTAAATCTCGTATCGGGCCAGACGGAATTGTTTTTCAAAACTGTCTATTTAATAATGAAATGTTAGAGATCGACACCGATACTCAGAACACACTTCTTGGACATAAAGTTGAAAGAGCAGAACAACAAGAGGAACATCGTGTCGATGTTTATCAGGAGTTTAGACAAAGAAGGTTAGCTAAGGAACGAGCCGAAAAAGGTGAAGAGGTGGAAAATCTAGAAATACAACCATCAACCGATTTTGAATCTGAAACTATTGAGGTTGTAAATGAGGGTGTAAATGAACCTAAATTGTCAGATCAAGAGAGAGCCGTTAGAGCGTATAAAGAGAGAAAAACAAAACTGGCAGAAACCGCAGTCTAAAAATAAACTAATTAAATAATTTTTAAATGATGTTGGAAACATTAGAAAAAACTTACACTAAAGAAGAGGTATTAAAATCAACTTTAGATTACTTCGGTGGCGATGAACTAGCCGCAGATGTGTGGACAAGGAAATATTGTCTTAAAGATGAGAATCATTATTATGAAAAAAATCCCGACGATATGCATCGGAGACTTGCTAGTGAATTAGCAAGGATTGAATCACGATTTCCAAACCCAATAAGTGAGGTTGACATATATGAATCATTAAAATTCTTCAAGAGGATTGTACCACAGGGTTCCCCAATGTCAGGAATTGGAAATAATTTTCAGGTGGTATCAATATCAAATTGTTTTGTTATTGGAAATGAAGGTGACGGTGATAGTTACGGTGGGATAATGAAATTAGACCAAGAATTAGTACAATTGGAAAAAAGACGGGGTGGCGTTGGTGTTGATCTGTCTTTTGTACGCCCAGCTGGAAGCCCTGTTAAAAATAGTGCAATCACCAGTACAGGTGTTGTTCCATTTATGGAGAGATTTTCTCAAAGTACAAAGGAAGTTGCCCAAGATGGCCGAAGAGGGGCTCTTATGGAGAGTATATCCATTAAACACCCAGATTCAGAAAAGTTTATTGATGCAAAATTAACGGCAGGGAAAGTAACGGGAGCGAATATTTCTGTTAAAATCCATGACGATTTTATGAGATCGGCAATGTCTGGTGAGAAATATATCCAACAATTTCCCGTAGATAGTGTTAATCCAGTAATGACTCAAGAGGTTGATGCACAAAAAATATGGAAAAAAATCATTTATAACGCATGGAAATCAGCTGAACCGGAATTCTTTTTTGGGATACCATAATCAACGAAAGTGTTGCTGATTGTTATGCTGACCAAGGTTATAGAACAGTAAGTACGAACCCGTGTGGTGAAATTCCACTTTGTCCAGATGATAGTTGTCGATTAGTTGCTATTAATTTATTTGGGTATGTTGTTAATCCATTTACACCCGAAGCGTATTTTGATTGGGATTTATTCAAAAAAGATGTTCAACTTGCTCAAAGGTATATGGATGATATTATTGAGTTAGAAATTGAAAAAATTGACGCAATTATAGAGAAAATTAAATCTGACCCAGAAGATATAACACTTAAACGTGTTGAAATGGAATTATGGGAAAGAATTAAAGATAAAGCGATCAGAGGACGTAGAACTGGACTTGGTGTAACAGGTGAAGGTGATATGTTAGCGTCATTAGGTTTAAGATATGGCACTGATGAGGGTAATGACTTTAGTGAAGAGGTTCATAAGACATTAAAATTAAATGCATATCGTTCAAGTGTAATAATGGCACAAGAAAGAGGGTCATTTCCGATATTCGACGTAAGAAATGAGGCGAATAACCCCTTTATTCTCCGTATTAAGGAAGAAGATCCAGAATTGTATTACATGATGTCCCAATATGGACGTAGAAATATTGCGTTATTAACGATTGCCCCAACAGGAACATCTAGTTTAATGACTCAAACCACATCAGGGATTGAACCGGCTTTTCTTGCATTTTATATGAGACGTAGGAAGATTAACGTACAAGAAAAGGGGTCAAGAGAAGATTTTGTTGACGAAGAAGGTGTTTCATGGCAAGAATATCCAGTTTTCCACCATAAATTTAAATTGTGGTTGAGTAAGAACGGATACGATGTTAATGAAACTAGAAAATTGAAAAAGGAAGCCCTTGATAAAATCATAGAAACATCTCCGTATTATAAAGCCACATCAAATGATGTTGATTGGGTTAAAAAGGTTGAAATGCAGGGTAGAATTCAGAAACATGTGGATCACTCCATTTCAGTTACAGTTAATTTACCTAAAGATGCCACAGAAGATTTAGTTCGTAAAGTTTATGAAAAAGGTTGGGAAACTGGCTGTAAAGGGATAACAGTATATCGTGATGGATCAAGAAGTGGTGTGTTAGTTGGAACCGAAGAAAAGAAGCCTGAAGAGCCAATGGATCTACATGTACCAAAGAGACCTAAAAGATTGAAAGGTGACATTCATTATTTTCAGAATAACTTAGAAAAATGGATTGCTGTCGTTGGGATCAGAGATGGAAGACCATATGAGATCTTCACGGGAAAATTTGAAAACGGATTAAGTAAACTTCCATCTAGTTTAAAAGAGTGTGAAGTTGTTAAAAATACTATTGAAGTTATTGAAACTGACGATTTAGGTGAATTAGTTAAAGTAAAGAAAAAAAGTTATGATATTGAGTATGTGGATAAAGATGGTGAAAAACACATCCATACAGGATTAAATCACGCATTTAACCCAGAGT